AAGTAATTTAAAGAAATAGAAATAAAATAAATTATAGAAATAAAATTAAAAATGAATTACGCAGATATTGCTAAAAAAAACACGGATGTTATACAACCGAAAATAAAAAAAGAAGAAAAAAAAAAAGAAATAGTTGTTTATAATAAATATTCTGATTTAGTATTCAAAGATATTGAAGATGAATATGATTTTAAATATTTAAGGGAAATTACTGATATATCAATAGATTTTAGGGATTATATATATAACAATTATTTACCATTTATGGATAGAATGATAAATGTAGAATATCATATTTATGATTTTTTAAAATATAATAGTATTGAATATAATAAAACGCTTCAACAAGTTGAAGATTATAATAATAATTTAATGAAAGAATATGATAAAGAACTTGAAGAAATTGAAAAAGAAATGATAGAAGAAGAATATATGAGTGATTAAATTAAATTTTTTAAACTATTTTTATTTTTAATATTTTTTATTTTATTTTCATGTGGTGAATATGCCCACATGATTAATATTGTATGCATTTTAGTAGGTAATCCTTTTAATTTACCACTTGTATGAAAAAATGGTATATTTTGGGACTTCATTTGTCCCATTTTAGCATTAATTCTATTAATTCTTGTTTTTTCCCAAGTAACTCCATTTGGTTTGTCTTTTCTAACAGGACATTTTGATAATTTTTTAGCATCACTATTTTTTTGATAAACATTAAGAAACCCAACATTTGTGGTTATTGGTTTATCTAAACCTCTTGCACGCCTTGAAATATTATAATATTCTGCTAATTTATCATAATAATTTATAATAGAACGTGATAAATAAGGAAAACTCATATATTATAATAATATTTTAATTATTCTTTTTCCATTTTTCAAATATCTTAATAGCCTCTTTCATTTCTTGTGTTTGATGTGGGTGATACTTAGCTCTATATAACATTGTATTTATAACACTTTTTTGATATTTTATTGGCTTGTCTTTTATTTTTTTAATAGTATTTAAAGCTGTTTGTTTATCTTTAAATCCTAATCCTTTTAATGTACTTGAAGGATTATAATCTTCGTATAAAGATAAACCTTTTTTATTTAATTTTGCTTCTTTTTCCCCGATTGGCATTGATTTTATATTATTTATAATATTTGATTTTGAAAAATGATTATATACTTTCTTTAAGTTGCCATCATAACCTATTAATCCAATTTTAAAAGAATACTTTTTATTTTTATAAGTGATTAATTTAATATTAAATATATGATATTCATACATATTTTCATCATATGATTTTTTTAACTTTAAGTAATCTTTATTATCATATTCTGGTGTTTGTACTAATAATAAACGAAAACTATTTTTATATTTCAAATATCTTTTACATTTTTTATAATCTACATCCATACTTTACATAAACAAAAAATTGATTTATATATGGATTTAAAATAAAACCATAAAAATAAAAATGACTATAAAAAAAAGAAAATTATCTGATTTTTTATGTAAAAGTGATTGTGAGGAATTAATATGTAACATTTGTTATGACAAAATAGAATATAATATATATTATATATCATATTGTTGTAAAAAAATGGTGTGTGTTAAATGTTTAAAATTATGGCATGAAAAAAATAATACATGTATTATATGCCGTAAAAAAAACAAAACAATAAAAGATTATCTTTTATATTTTGAAGGAAAAGATCCAACGCCAATTGAAAAAGAATTACAAGAAGAAGAAAATTATCAAATGATGTGCGAAGATAATCAAATGAGCACCTTTTTAGATTTAGAATCAGGTAGGTTAGTTCAATGTGAATATTGCGGAAATATATGGGATGGAAACGCACAGTGTAATTGCTGGCAATGGTTAGATCACCAAAATGATTACGATTCAATTAGTTAAAATATTTATAAATAATAAATATTAAATAAATTATAAAAATTAATGAAATTATACATTATAAGAAACTGTTGTTAAATCAAATGGAGTAGATAATGTATATTCATAAATACCAGCATCATTAATACCACCATAACTATTTAAAACAAATAATTTTCTACCGTCATTATTAAATCTAATATCTTCTAAATAACTAGTAATATCTGATGAAACAGTATAAGTAGCAATAGCATCTTTTGATGATGTTTTAACATCAAAAGCTGTACTTAATGTATAAGCAGCTATTCTTCTATTTCTACCATCAGTAACAAACATCATTGTACCTGTAGGGTTAAATGTAAGTGATTCATGGTTTCTTCCATTTGATTTTACTTCTTTTTTAGCTCTTAATTTTAATGCTCCAGTTTCTGGATTTCTATCATATTCAAAAACTGTATTACATTCTTTTCCTATTAAATATAATTTAGTACCATCTTCTTTAACATAAATATCTCTTGCTCTAGATTCTTGCCATTTTATATTTGTATTTTCTATTCTTTGAGCACTAGATACTTTTTCTCTATTATTTAATTTATAATTATGAATAAAATCTTCTTTCCCATTCACCATATACATATTTCTTTGATAATTTGAGAATGTTACACTTTCAATCACACTTTGCCCAGAATACCATGTCGTTTTTACATTTAATGATTTGATATCTAATACTTTTACTGAATCAGGTTTAGTTTTTAATGTTGATAAATCAAATGCTTTTGTTAAATTATATTGGTCAATAAAATATTTATCATCATCAAGATTATCAACTGATGTGACATCATTATTAGTATATGTGCCGTTGGAATCATACCAAGGTAAATATAATTTCATTCCATCTGGACTAAAATTAAATCCATATATATCTGATGTTTTTAATCTGTTGTTTCTGTTTAGTTTCACAAATCCGAATTTTCCCATGTTTATATTAAATACTAATATAAATATTTCTATTTCGAAAAAAATAAAAATTGATTTTTTATATATTTTTTCGAAATAGAAATATTCATTATGGAAAGTAATTCTAATAATAACGATTGTTGTTGTCCCACCAAAGACTGTACAAAAATTGATGGTTCTAATTGTTGTGGAAATAATGAATGCTGCGAAGAATCTCAATCTGATTTAGAACGAAGAGAGTTTTTTTCTGGTAAAAATAATTCTGATTCTGACTCTGACTCAAATTCTGACTCTGAACCAGATAATGATAATGATTCATCCAATGATGTACATGATGTACAAGAAGAAGAACCTCCAATCAAAATTAATGAAGATTCACAAAATAAAGCATTTGTTGAACAAAAATCTATGCAGCAAGTCATTGACGAATCTAAATTAAGAACAGAACAAGAACTTATTAAACTTGGACAACAATTAAAGGAAAAAGAACAAAAAGAAAATAATTTAAAGATAAATTTAACCAAAAGTAAAGATATTTTAAGTAAGTATAAAGATAAAGATAGTATCCAAATTGTGGATGATTTTATTAAAAATAAAAAATATATTGAACTTAAAGAACTTATTGATGTATTAATGAATCATGAAAGTATTGTTAATGAGATTTTGGTTGAAAAAGATAAAAAAATAGAAAAACTAAATTCACAATTAGATGATTCAATTCTAGATAATAAAGATGTTATGCAAGAAAATAATGATTTAGAAGATAAAATAGAAAAATATTGGGAACCACGTGTTGCTAAACTTCGAGGAATGTTAATTGAAAGAAAAAAATATTTGAAATATTATCACATTGGTTATATTACAATCATTTTTCATACTTTCATACTAACAAAATACGGAATAAACTCCTATTTAAACTTTTGGTGTGGATTATTCTATATCTTATATAGAATAATTTATTTTTTCCTATTTTTACTTCCCAATACTTACCAATTACTTACTAATCCAAATACTTATTCAAATATTACCAATAATGTAATTGATTTAGTAAAATATTGTTTTCATTTTACACATGTTAATACAATAAGTATATTATATAAAATAAAATATCTTATTTTTAATAATATAGCATTTGGATTAATTATTTTTACTTTTTTTATCATAAAAGTAATAAATAGATTTCTAATTTAAATAACATATTAAAAAAATTAATTATAATTTTCAATTAATAATTTAAATTTTCATTTTTAATGAATTACAATATCACTTTCATACATAATTTGCTCAGATACTAAAAATTCTTTTACATTATTAGTTTGGTCACCTGATAATTGTATTACTTCTTGCTCATTAGTATCTTTCATGACAGCACCATTACATTTAAATATTTTTTTCAATGCTTTTGTAATTTTTTTAATATCTAAATCATTTTCTAATCCTTCAACCGTTGTTATACATTTTTTTCCATTTCTTTGTGTTTTTCGTATATGTACCTTATTATTACTAATTCCATCTTCATCTTTAAATAAGTCGTTATTATTATTAAAATTATTAATATCCATGATGTATATTAATATTTGATTCAATATCTTTAATACAATTTATGTAAAAGAATTTATTATTTACAAAACTTAAATGGAATTAAATATGAATAAATAAATAATATATTTTTAATTATTTTTAATTATTTTTAATTAAATGATTATAAGATATAATTTTATTATTAATTATTATGGGTTTAAGTATATTAACTTATTTTATAGGTAGTTTCTATATAATAAATACTACTTTTCATGTTTCCAATGATTTAACAACATATTTGTTTAAAAATAAGTATATTAATTTACCAATGTTTAAATTTGATAAAATAAATGAAGTCATATATTCAAGTATTCATAGTATTTTAATTAGTTTTTTAAGTTTTCTTTGTTTTGATTGTAATACAATTGATTATAATAATTATTTAAATTTTAGTTTAGAAAATAGGGTACAAGATAATGATTTAATGACTTTAACATTATCATTAAGTTTATCCTATTTTATTATTGATTTATTCCGATGTTTATATTTTCAAAAATATTTATTTATAATACATCATTTATGTGCCTCATTTTTATTAAGTAATCATTTATATTTAATTAAAAATGAAAGTAATCATGGTATTTATGCGATACATACATTATTTTTATTAGAATCTAATAATATTTTACTTAATATAGGATTTTTATTAAAAGAATTTAAATATCATTATTCAATTACATGTACATCATGG